GTGATCGGACGCTTTGAGAAAGTGGTCGGGGTGGGCTCGCTACCTCGAGACTCTGTCGAGTTACTACAGCGGGATGGCTCTCTTTGGTACGTTCCAACGTGAGCTTTGTGCGCAATGCGATGCGGGCTTGTTCAGGGAGTTGGCTCAACCTGACAAGTCAGAAGATTGCTTCTACAGAACCATGGTCGTGAAGTCACATTGTATGACTTGCGAACCAGGAGGGTGCTTCATGATGCCGATGATGAGTTGTGGGCAGGCGTTCGTGCGACGCACGGTCTATCTGCCAGGGCAGATGGTCAACGACGCCTCACATCTCGGGAATTTGGGTCATGCAAGCACACTGTGGGGCACCAAGAGTGCAAACTGCGAACTCCAGCTTGCGCAGCTGGTGGGCGGGATCAGAAACAGCAAGGTGTCGGCCCTAAGACAGCGGGCTTTATTGCGAGTCGGAGTCGCCTGCATTCGTGACGAATGCAATCCCCAGAGCGACCCACTGCAACGATACTGCGCTCCCGTACGCGGTACGCACTGGCAGCACGCTAGCGCGCCCAAACCCCCTCCTGTCGGAGTGGGTATCGATGATGGGGTGTCGTCGCCGGATGTGAGCGACGATGAGTCAGACACTCCAAGCAAGCCGGAGAGCTTGCTGGTCGAGCAGATCAAGAGCTCGACCCCTCCCCCGAAGAACAAGACGGCGTCGGCAAAGGCCGGGGAGGAGAAAGAAGGTGAGACGATAGCGCAAATCGATCTCGCTATCCGCGCGGCACGGGAAGACGAGTTGCAGGGCATGCACGCCGACGGTGGCGTCTTGTCCTCGACTACCGTGCCAGAGGCTTGCCTCGTAAAGAAGGAAGGGCAGACGAAGGCTGAGGTGATCATGGATCCCTTGGCTGTCGTGCTGCCCGGTGTGGAGATTGGGGAGCGGACGGCAAGGCCGAGATTTCCGCAGATGTCTGAACAGCCCACTCAGGTGTTCTCGAACAGCCCAATCAATCTGATCGCGGCAGAGGCGATGCGCAACGTGGAGGTCGGGGATTGGTGCCCCTGGATGGCAGAGCGTGAGACTTTTTCGGAAGTCCACCGCGCCTTACAGGAGGAACTGTTCTGCGAGAAACACGTGCAAGACGCCATGGTCGGATTCGCCAGCATGGTGGACACACTTCCTAAGAAGATGAGCGTTGCGCAGAAAGAACGACTGCAGGATGAGTGCTTGCAGGCTGCGTGTGCAGCTGGAGCACCCTTCACTACAGTCGTCAAAGCGTTCGTCAAGAAGGAGACTTCTGGCAAGCCGAAGCCACGGCCCATTGCGGACCACGGCTTTGAGAGGCTAGTGCCACTCGCCAAAGTGGCGTGGGTGTACGAACATATCGTCGCCAAAATGCGCAATTCCAACATCAAGGGACGCGAGAAAGGCATCGCGTTGAAGGAGCC